CCGTATAAGTGGTGCCTTTAAAGTACTTTGTATTCATGTCGGCAAGGCCTACGTTTACCACGAGGTTATGCGACTTAGACACCCACTTCAGGTTGCCATCTTTATCACGGCACTCAACTTGAAAAATACCACCGCCACGAAGACCTTCCTTCGCGCCGTTAGACTTCTCAACGTTGGCCGCAGCCTTGTCAGAAGAATTTGCTTTGTTAGTCAACATTTCTAACTCCTAAGTAAACCGTAATAACGCTGAGTTGTAAGTGTTTGCAGGCATCTGCACCGTGAACGAGTTCGTGGCAACCTTGTCGTTACCAAAACTTAGAACTGCGATGGACTTGTTGGACTTACTGGCGTTGTAAATCAATCCGCCAGCAGCCGTGAAACTAGCCGGGTTCCAGACTGCATTGTCAAAGTTGACGTAGACCACGTCGTTCAACTTGTTGATCGATACGCCCGTAAGGATGACACCGCCTGCGGTATATCCGCCGCCAACGACTTCGTGGCTCGTGGTGTATGCGAGGGTGTCTTCGCTGAGATCGGCAGTGCTGTAGTACAACGCCAATTTGAGCGTATCCGTCAGGAGATCGTGTTCTCCTTTGAGGATCTGCTCTTTGAAACTCAGGGTGAGAGTTTGGTAGATCATGTGACCGGAATCCTATTGAGCCCGTTCCGGTAAGCATCCCGGCGATCCTTGCCTTCGCCAAGGAGTTTGAGAAGACCAAGCGATTCCTGATACTTCTGCTCGTAGTACTGGATAAGATCCTGCTCGCCCTTCATGTAGAGATAGGCTTCGCGCAAGGTTCCATAGAGGAGTACCGTTTCGAAGTTATCACCCAGCCAAGACGTGCTGGCCGTAACGATAGACTCTGGGTAGTAGTAGTAATGCAGTTCAACCTGATAGTTGCTGTCCGGGGTTGGCCCCAAGATGAACGTGTTCTTATCGAAGATGGCGTAGTACTTGGGAACGCCAACATCGTCCGGGTCCGGGTAGCACTCACGAATGAAGTTCACGTCCTTGTCTAGCAAGAACGTCTGGGCATTGGTTACCGGGTCAATGACTGACAGCGAGAAGTTTGCCAACCAGTCCGCCGGAACTGACAGGTATTTGTTGCTTGGGGTCAAAGTTCCAATTTGGTTCTTTCGGATTGCAGGAATAAAGACTGCGTTATAGATGCGCTCTTCCGCCAACTGGACGAAATTAGGAATGTTCGCAACAAACGAGGTTTCCTCGTTCTGCGTGTACTGTTTAACCAGATCGACGAGTTGGGTGTAGTTCATGTCGTTACCACCGTCACGGTTCCGACCAACCCAGCGGATACAAGGTAGTTCGGGGTCAGACTTGAGTCATAACCTTCCGCTCCGCCTATCGGATTCCACCCATACTGGAACATCCGGCTACCACCCGCGCCTTGGTTACCCGGTGCGAAGAACGTGTTATCCGGGCGGGCATTGCGAAGGGCTTGTGGGTCATCCATCGGGACGCGACCTAACTGCAACTGCGGATGATCCACGTCCATACATTCAAAGCAGACACGAATGCCAATGGGGAGCAGGTTCTCATACTGCTCGTTTAAATCATGCAGATCGTACCGCTGACCACATCGGTCGCAGAATCCGAATGCATGTTTACCACTGGCAAACGGTTTGCCCATTAGACATTCCTGCCAATGTAGCCATTCATGGGAACGAATCGGACAGAGGCTTTTTCACGATCCTCGCCCGCCGCAAGATCCCACTGAAGTTCGTATTCCTGCTTGAGTAGACCGACACGATCAGCCGCTTCGGGACGCTTCATGGCGATGTAGTAGGCCAGCCCTGAAACCAAGCAAGGGAGGAATCGGGCTGGGACATCGATGGTGTTGGCACCGCCCGTGCCTACATCTTGAATGCGGCGCATCTTCCAGTAGACGAGCGTGTAGGTCTGGGTGTTGTCAGGGACAGGCCAGAGGTACACCACCGGGGCGGCTCTTTGTCGATCCACATAGATCTGCAAAGGCATACCTTGGGTAAGTTTGTTGCTCAACTGGGCGTAGTCCGACACGGAGATACGAGAGAGCGTGTAATCCGTCTGACCAGACGTGCTGCCCGCATCGGTACGCAACTGGTGTTCCAGAAGGTCGATGGTGTCTGCTGGCATGGTGTAGGTATAGGTTCCGGGAGTCAGTACCTGAGAACCTTGTTCCACCGTCCAGAGATTGATACCCCGGTTCTGCCATTCCAATGCCATGAAGTTCATGGACCGGCGAGCAGTCTGGAGATCATAACCGGTACGCAACTCCATACCCGCCCGCTCGAAAGCCTCCTCAACGAGGTCTCGAAACTCCGGGTTAAAGACTGCTGTACCGCTCGTAGCCATTAGACCATCCGACCTTTGGTCTTGCCCTTGATCGCGCAGCCATCACGGCTACCACGTCCGGTGGAACCACCTTCTGCGTAGGTCATGCCGCCGCCCATCATTTTGCCCTTGCCATCAGCGGCAAAGAACGGGATTTTCTCTCCGCCCTTATCAACCATCTTCAGGCTACCGCCCTGTGCGTACATCGCACCGCCTTTCTTGTAGCGAGTCATACCGCCTCCCATCATTTCTTCACTGTCATCTTCCATGCGGTCTTCCATGTCTTTACCGCGACCTTTCTTGCCCACGCCAATGGCAATGATCATCATCGGCTTTCCGTTTTTCATCCTCGTGTCCTCCCACGCATCGCGCATCCATCGATGCCGCCTCCCATTGCCATCTTCTTTGGCTTGCTCATGCCCGCCTCAGAAAGGGCAATGGCGATAGCCTGCTTGCGACTCTTCACCATTGGACCTTTTTTGCTACCCGAATGCAGGGTTCCTTCTTTGAACTCCCGCATCACCTTTCCTACTTTGCCCGGCTTCTCAATCTGCTGGGACATGTTGGCGCGTGACATTGCCATCTCATTTACCTCTCTGTCTAAACGGCCTTACTTTTTGGGCGATACCTTTTGGCTGCGCGACGAATTGCTTGCCTTGGGCTTTACCCTTACGTTTGGCTGCGGTGGTACGGGCATATTCCGAAGACGAGAGAGCCTTGATCGCAGCCTCTGGAAGATATCGCTCGCCCGTTTTACTAGATGGCTTACCACTTTTAGTTCTCCACTTCTGCTCAGTCCAAGCCTTGAGCGACCGCTGAGGGGCTTTCATATCAATACTTTTTACTCATCTTGCGCTTCGTCGATCCGCCTTTGCGGAATCCAGACGGAGGAAGAGGCATCGCAGGCTTCGGAGCAGCAGGGGTTTTAGGAGGCAACTTCGCTTTCATGCGGTTGGCTAAAGCAACAAAAGGAGCATTCTTTGCACGAGATGGCGTTCTTGGTGCAGGAGCCTGTGTAGGAACAACTCTTCCCGCTTGCATCTTCGTAACGCCACCAACACTCATTTTGTTTTGACTAGAGAAAGTACGACCTTTCATAAAAACCCCTTAGTTAATTGGACCACCAACGAGCCATGCATCACAGGTACGATCACCTGCACATTTGAAATGGAAGAGTTCGCAGTACCCGAGATTGCTGGCTTTGATGACATCCATGGCGCTATCCATGTGAGGCTCATCGCCTGCTTCCATACCTTTGGCAATGCACTGAAGCATCTTCGAGGTCTTGATGAATGCCGCGCAGTTTCCGCAGCGAGCAGTCTTTGCTTCTTCCGGGGAGATCATCCAGAGTTTGGCTTTCTTCGCCCAGAACTTCTCTGAAGGCTCGTTTGGATTCAAAGGACCATAGCCATAGTCTTCGATGGCATGATTGCGGTTTTTCAGATTGACATGGATGTCCAAGGTCGCGACAGGGCAAGCCTTGCCGTCCTTGTAGGATCGCTTGATGGCTGCGCCTATCGCATCCTTTTTGACCCGCATTGCCATATCAATCTCTGTAGCCGCCTCCGGCTTCTTTGTACTTCTTCGCCAGCAACTGGGCTTTTCTCGCGCTCCACTGACCTGCTTTGGTTCCGTGGGTCGAGGCTGACTTGATCTGGTTAAACAGACGCTTACGCAGTTCAGGCTTGGTGTAGTTACCTGCTGCGTTCACCTTGCTCTTTGCCTTAGCCATGTCAGCAGTTCCACGCACGGAGGGACAATGCTTTCCGTGTCGGTCTGCCTTTGTCATCCTTCATAGGACCGGGCATTCCAGACATTCTCGCGCAAAATGATTTACGTCTGGCCGCATCCTTCTTGGTTTTTGGATTCGGCGCAGGCGGCTTCAGCCCCGGCTTGCCGGGATTGGCGCGGTTATAGGAAGCCCTGCCTTTAGCGTTTAAGCCGCCAGCAGGGTTTTTGCCTTCTTTCCTTTGCCATGCCGGGGTCTTTGGCATAAATCACCCGCAAAGAACAGTGACTTTCGATACCTGATCCAAGGTCATCACTGCGATATCACCACGGCCAGAGTTACTCTTGGTCGTGAGGATTCCCTCAGGAGGAATCATGGCATCGTTTGCCGTGTTATCTCCGGGGGTGTAGATCTTCAAGATGACCGTATTATTCGGCTGTGCGGTGAAGGTGATACTGCCTTCTGCTGAAGAAGCAATATAAAAAACGCCTTTAATACGGGTGCGGGGGAACGCAAGGCTTCCGCCGTAGCCGATCTTAATGCCACCGGTCGAAGCCGCGCTGATGCTGATGCTATTGACTCGGGTGTAGTAGTTGGTCGAATAGACCACCGTTGCACTCGGTCCCGTCACCGATTCGGTCACGATCCCATCGTAGCCTTCAGCGCCAACTTTGACCCCAGTGATGGTGAAGGTCTTGTTGGCATCCGCGCCATCTGAGGTAATGGAAACCTTGTAGCCCGTACCGTACTGGCCGACATTATTTGCCAAAAGAGCGATATTTCCGGATGCTGCGATAGTCGCAGAGGTTCGGAAATAATCATCATCACTAGACGGATTGACCGCCCAGACATCGTACTGCGACATAGAGAATCCTCCGTTTTAGAGGGCTAACCCTTGGCTAATT